ACGAAAAAGTCACCGAAATCCAAGACGCCCTCCAGGGTCAGATTGACGAGCAACGCGCACCCACCAAAGCCGCTGGTGTGCCCTGGTAATGGCGACAAAGTCCAAGACTGCACTGGGGCGGCAAGAGTTCCGCTCCAATCCGCCAAAGAAAACCCGTCAGGGTAATGGGCAGCACTCAAAGCCCAGCCACGGTCGCAAAAAGTATCGCGGTCAGGGTAAGTAGTCCAGAAGTTTCACCGCCCACTGTGGGATGCCCGATAAACTTTTGGCACGGTTACCTAATGCCATGATCAAAGCTGCTTCTGCTGCTTTCGCCTGTGCCGCTCTGGGCGTTGCGTTTGTCCCTGCTGCTCAAGCAGAGACCAAGTTCTATGTGAACCCTGAGTACAACCAGGGCTTCAGCGGTGCTACCAGCCTTGGCGGCACTCTGAATATCGACCTGGGCGTTGAGTCCGGTCCTTTCTACATCCAGGCTGGTCCTGCTTTGGCTACCGGCACTGGCACTGCTGATTGGGGCGTGGCTGGTAAGACCGGCGTGAGCGGCAAGGTCTCTGATCACATGAACCTGTACGCAGAAGTTTCGGCTTCCAAGTTCGAGGGTTCCGATGTTGCATATGGTCTGAAGGTGGGCTCCAAGTACACCTTTTGACGCCATACTGGCTGTACACCAACACCAAGGGTCGCTTCGGCGGCCCTTTTTTGTGCAGTTGTATGAGCAGGCCTTGGTGACGCGCAACTATGCGCAGGCCTTATGGCGCACCGTTGTGCTTGGGTGCATCAAGCCAGAAAACTGGAGGTATTGCTGGCCGCCAGATTGGCTTATTCCTTACGTGCAGGACGCCGTTGACTTCCTTACAGTCGAGCCATACGCCAACCAAAAGGCAATCCTCAATGCGAAAGATCATTGACTTGATGGCCATCACCGGCTTTCTGCTGAGCGGTTCCATGACTGCAGCGCTTGTGATTAGCTACCTGCAGTTCGACAAGCTTATGGACGAGAGCATGGAGCGCATCGGCGGCCAAGTCACTGAGAAGATTGAAGAGGAAATCAAGGGCAAGCTGAATGGAGCCGCTACCCCTTCCTTCTTTTAATCTGCCGAGCCCGCTTGATCTGCCGCGAATGCAAATTGCGGTGCCGGTATTTCCTGCGCCATCGCACCCGCTGTTGATTCCGCCAAAGGTCGAACCGAAGCCGCCGCCGGAACCTCCGAAAGCGGAAGATCCAGCCGCTCGCGAAGCGGTAAAGGGGCTTCAAAAGCAGATCGAGCAGCTAAACAGCAATATCAACGCACAGCAAAAGACAATCGACAACCTGCTGAACCCGCCCGAAATCGAGCAGGTAGAAGAGCAGACCACGACGGTCACTGTGCCCGGCACGCCGTTGGAGTTTGCGCTGCCAAGCGCTGAGGTTTTAACCGTTGCGACAGTGACGGCTGGTGCAGCTGCGATGGCATCAGTTGGAGCGACGCTTGCTGCTCAGCAGCTAGTCAAACCGCTAAAGACTGTGTTTCAGATCGGCATCAAGCGCGTCTTCAGTCACCACCACCACGAGTGACCGGCAGCGAATTGCGGTAAACGTCGATTGAGACGACATCGGAGCACATGTAGGCAAGATCCGCTTCGGGGTGGATCATGAACCCCTTGCCGTACAGCTCGGCGCACTTCAGCGCCCTGACCAAGTGATAGTCGAGCTTGTCTTTCTCAAGCTTGTGCTCTTCAGCTTTAATTCGTTTGCGGGCTAGCTCTTTGCACATTTCCGTGATAGAGCCATCCAGCGGGATGTTGATGCTGAGCTGTGCTCCGGTGTTTTGCATCCGGTTGTAATCATCACCCGGCATAGGGTCTGAGTGCCCTTCTAGATAGAAGGGCGTCATGACCAGCGTCGCCCCATTGCAGCTATGACCAGCACCAAAATGCTGCCTGCTTGGGGCGCCGTTGTTGTTGAACTGGACGCTCTGGTTCGTGTTGTTGCTGGTGGCAGCAGCACGAGGCGATGAGTTGTTTGTTGTCTCAGCCGCCGCAGGCGTTGCCAGCGCTATTGCGAGAACACACTGAGCGAGGTGGTGGTGGAGTCGGTTTCGATGGTGCGGTTGATGTCGATTTGCTCGATCAGTGTGTCGGCTGCCCTGGTGGTGATCTCCAAGCTGAACGGATCGCCGGCGGTGTGAACGTCCCATGTAGTCGTGGTGTTGGTGATGTCTGCGGCGCTTGGGGTGACGTTTTCGCCGGTATAGGTTGTCAGCTCAGACCCGTAGATCTGGTGCTGGATCGTTTCGGTAACAGTCTGGGTTGTAGTAGTCGTGCTCTGCATGGAGCCGGACGACCACGTAGGTGTCACAGTCTGCGCTGCAACAGGAGCCGCAAACAGGGTGACGGCTACGAGAAGTGCGCGTTTCATGCCTTTGGTTTGGCCTGGTCTGGGTCAACTGTAGGGGCATCTTTTTTCTTTTGACCTGGTGCTTTGCGCTCAATACCGAAACCTGCCATCGCCCCGGTAAGCAAGCTGGCTACAAAAGTTGAGTCCATCTTCATCCCGGGAATGATGTTTAGGTAAGACACCGTAAGCAGCGTGGCACTCCATCCCAACACCATCATTCGCACCACATCAGCAACGTTGACACCGTGCGATTGTTCACCTGACTTTTCTTCTTCAGCTGCCATGATGTCTTCGAGCTGGTGCGTTGGATGTTTGAAATTTTGGCAGCCTTAGCTGGTGCCTCGGTAACGGTAGCGGCTGTCGGATTCGGCAACTACAGCCGCCGCGCCAGCGAGAGCCGCGATGCAGTGGTGCGTTTAACTGCAGCCGTGGAGAATGTCGCCACCAGATTGAACATGATGCACACAGATATGAAAAGCCGAGACACCGAGGTGTTCAGTCGTCTGCGCGACCTTGAATCGGCAGTCGCACGACTGGAAGGCACTAGAGAAGCACACTAGAATCCGACTGCCATCAGCTCATGATCCTTGCTTTAACACTGGCTATGGCCTTCAAACTGCAAGATTTTTTCAATCACTACACAGGTGCCCCACACCAGCTGGCGGCAATCCAACAACTTCAAGAGGACCTACCCAAAGAACTAACTGAGAAGCAGGCGACTTGGTATGAAATTTGGCGAGCGGGAGGCAAGGTGCTGTGGGTGCCACTTCCGTACTTCCACCAGCTGGATTTAAAGAACGGACACCGAAAGTGTTTTACGGCGACCATGGCAATGCTGGCCGCTGACTTTATGAAAGTAGAGACGGCTCAAGAGTACGAGGCTATTCGCGCTAAATACGGCGACACGACGGAAGTTGCCGCTCACCTCAAAGCCCTCGAAGAGCTGGAGCTTCATGCCGAGTTTGTGCAGAACGCCACGCCCGCACTAATCGAGGCAGAAATCGACGCGGGTCGAGCCGTTGCAGTGGGATGGCTACATCGAGGAGACATTTCCGCCGGAGAACCCCCAACCGGCCCTGGGCACTGGAGCGTCATCATCGGCTACACCAAGACATTTTTCATCGCCAAGGATCCCCGGGGTAAGCCGGATCTGGTGCATGGCGGACACGAAAACCACTACGAAGGAGAGGACACCTACTATTTGAAAAAGCATTGGCTGCCCCGATGGGAAGTCGATGGTCCCGGCACTGGCTGGGCAATTTTGGTAGACAGCGACCCCTCCCGAATCAACTACAGCCGATGACTGTTGTTCACAGCGACGACATGGGCGACGGCTTCATGCTGGAGCAAATTGAAAACGACCGGGGCGAGATTTACTACCGCGCCTGCAAGGACAGCATCTGCCGCTATGCGGAAGATGAATACATTGCCCGCATGTATTTAGAAGGAATGGGCTGGACGCCCTAAGCCACTAGATCTTCCGTAATCCAGTAGGCGATTGCGATCTCGCGCTCCCGACTCCAGAATTTTTGGTTGCGATACCAGTCAATCCAGTCGTGAGCGGACTTAGAGATGTTGCACGCAAAACAGCACGCCACAAGATTTGACTGGCGTGTGTGACCACCGCGCATTTTGGGATGCACGTGATCAAGAGTTGCGGATCGCCCCAGATCATTCCCGCAGTAAGCGCAGCAATGGTCCCAGCTGCTGAGAATGTCTTGTCGAAATTTTCGTTTGGCTTGCTTTTTGCTTAGATACTCACCACCACAGATGTGATGATCCATAGCCAGCTGCCGCTACCTGGACGGTAGCCGTAGAAACTATTACGCACTGGAAAACTCTCTGTAGAAGCTCTAGCCTTATACAAGATGTCATTAGTGCATGGATCCCACCACCGCTGCTGTCATTGCTGTCGCCCTCGCAGCTGGATCTGAAATCATCGGGATGCTCCCCATCAAGGACAACAGCTGGGTCCAGCTAGTTCTCCGAGTTCTTCAAGCAGCCTTCCCGGCAAAAAAGGAGAAGTAGATTTGAGGCCACTGGAGCAATCAATGCAGTCGCAGTTCCGGCAGGCCGCCAACGAAAAGTGGCTTCGCGCCCGCTACGAATCTGGCGACTACACCGGCTTGCTCGAAGCGGCACTGGCGCTGAACGTGCTGTGCGAGATGGAAAAAACAAAATCGGCCTGGGCTATCAGCGAAGCCGCTGACAACCTGGCCGATCAGTTTGGACTGGATCGAGACTCAGCCTAGTTTTTGGAGGGTGTACTTCTGGTACAGCCCGGTGTAGGTGCCATGGAAAGGATGGCTCACCTGATCGCGCCCATCCTTAAAGAACAGCTCATCGAGGTAGTCAGCCCGCGCCATGTCAGCAGCGGCCTTGGTGAAGTTGACCTTGGGAGGAAACGTCATTTTTTGTCGGCAGATTTTTTCCGGTTTTTGGCCGCCACACTGGGGCTAGTCCGGGAACGAGCCAGCTTAGGTTTCTTCGCCGTTGTTGGCGGAACGTCTACCCGACAACCGGGGTAACGATTTTCAGCAAACAGGATTGCCTGCTGGAGCGACTCTGCCCGAATCAAATCCCGCATGGCACCCTGACCTGCGAGCCAGATCTGCAGCTCATACAACTGAGACCGTTCTGCACTGGTGCGTGAGCGACCTTCCCCAAGACGCTGCGAACGCTCAAAATCTTCCTGCCACTGCAGGACACCGTTTTTCATCATCGGTAGGACGGTTCAGTAACGCTACAAATTGAGATTGGGCTGCTGGTGCACTGCTGGACGCTGTGAGCAGCCCGCAATGCCCGCTCATAAGTAGGCCAACTGGAGGCATCCTCCTCAAGCGAAGTGAGCTGGATCCCTTTGCCTGGTCCGAAAACCGCCATGACCCAACGGTCTTTGACTTTGACTGCGTAGCGGGTCACCGTGGACTACTGTAAGAGCCTAGAGATTTTAGTTTGAATTTCTAGGTCCCGGTCGCCTTATTACTAAGTCTCGTGATTCTCTTCACTCTTGCGGCTTCTTCTCTTGCTTGGAACGCATTCGTCCTTCAACCCGTCGCCGAACAGATTCATTCCATTTCTCAACGTCGGCCTCTTCAGCAATTTTGTAAATTTCCGGCATCTCCTGTTGAAGTGCACCATATACATACTCCCGCAGAAGAGCCGTCACCTTCTTCCCCTGCTTATCGGCGAGGGTCTCAGCCAATTTGTACCGATTGGCATCCAGAAGTAACTGGCAATAAATCTTCGATCCGTGTCTGAGGGGCATGACTAACGATCTACTCTGCTACACAGTAGCATACTGTGTCGCAGTAGTCCTACCAGCGCACGTCGCTGTCTACGCGCTTTCTCCAGGCATTGGACTGGGCCACCCGAGCCCCACCCCTCTGCCTGGAGCAGCCTTTTCGGATACCCCGCGCCCACTCCAAAAAAGCGGCGGCCCGTTGTAAATCAGCGGTCCGCGCCATTCGAATCTCTTTATTCAGCCACTCCAGGACAATTTGCCTACCCGTTCGACTCATAAGTCGATCACGTTCTTAATCGCGAGGATGGTGTGCTCCGGGTAGACACGCCTGGTGTACTGCTGCGCGGTGTAAACATCTGGCGCTTCCATATAGATATTTTCGGTGGCCCCATGTTTCGGCCAGATCGTCACCCGGTACTGAGTGAGTTTGATCGGGTTATCGGGCGTGGAGCCAACCTTATTTGTCACTTTGCCTGATCCCAGCTATCCCCGACGTTAGCTTCGGCGAGAGGCGGAATCTCACCTAACCAACGGGCTTCACATTCCTCCATCACGGACTGGAGCTGGTGCGCCCAGGTGTCTGCGTGTTGTTCTTTGACAAGCAGGATGATTTCGTCATGCACCACGCCGGCCAAGCGCACTGTGCTTTCCCCGTCGGCGTTAAGTAGCGGCCACAGTTTGCTGAGAGTGAGCTTGAGCACTGCTGCACCAGCACCTTGGATGGGGGTGTTGCAGCGCGTGGTGAGCTTGTTGTTCTCGCCCGGTAGAAACCGCCGCAGTTCCGAGATGCGTATGCGGATAGATGGATTCCCCTTAGCCGCATCAGCAGCGCGAGCATTTTGGTGCTGCCATTTGGAGATGCCTTGATAAGCAGCGTGGAACTTTTGCCGGACCTCAGCCGCTTCATCAAGATCCATCTGGATGC